CTGTTCCTGCGTCAGCGTCGCCATGAAGCCGGTCATAGGCCGAGCCGACACGGGATCTCGGATCATGGCGTGCAGCGTTTCCTTGAAGGAGCGCAGCCCGCGCGCGACTCGGTGAGCCTCCAACAGCTCCCGCAGTTCGTCGTCCAGATCGAAGACAAATCGCTTGGTCATGGCGTAACGATATCACGAGATATCCGCCGATAACTAGAGATATCACGATCCCGACCGCCCATCGGCCACGCTCCCGACCACCCGTCGACTACACCCCGAGCAGCAGCGCCTAGGCGGTCGGGACACCTACAGGCTCAGCGCCAGGCCAGCGTCGTCTTGAACCCGAGGGCAGAGAGGGCATCGAGCACGGTGTCCATGCTCACGCCCTTTCGCCCGTCGAGCACGCGGCGCACGACCTTCTCATCCCGCCCCATGCGGGCCGCTAGCTCGACCTTGGTCAGCCGATTAGCTCGTCGCATCTGATCGACGAGAGCGCGAGCGGCAGTAAGTGGAGCGAGCATCACGCCCACGCTACCGGCCGGCATAGCCGAGGGTGGAAAGGGGACCTCTTCGCCGTTGGCCAAGCGAGCCAAGACGGCTTCTTCGAGCGCGTCTTCCGCCTCGGTCAGCGCCTCGGTCTCGGTCGCAGCTCCGGTCAGCACCTCGGGGAATTCTGGAAAGCGCACGATCACCTCGCCGTCGAGATGTTCCAGCGATGCGGGATAGATGAAGGCCTGGGCCTCCGTGGGACTGAAGTTCATCATAGGTCGGTCTCCATAGGTCGGTAGGCTGGTCAAAACTCCTCGGGCGGTATCCCGAGCTGCTTTAGCATCGCGGCGAGCAAGCCGGGCTTGATCTCTCCGGTCTTCACCGTCGTGCGGCCCGTCGAGCCCAGATAGGCGATCTGGTGACCGCCCTTGCCACGGGCCTTGTCGACTCGGAACTGGACGCCTTTGGCGTTGGCCCACTGTCTCGCGCGACGGGTGAATTGCTTGCCGTTCATATGGCGAGTGTCGGACGAAAGTGTCCGAGTGTCAACGGACATTTTTGTCCGCAACCCCTAACAGCCAATCCCAACCCGACAACCCTAGTGGATCGGGAGGAAGGGCGGGAGCAAGCCTCGTGGAGGCCGTAACCGGAGCCGTTGAAAAACAATCAACGGAAATCAAACGTGGCGCGCGGAGGTAAGCGCGCGGGTGCTGGCAGGCCCAAGGGTGCGCCAAACAAATCCACGGCAGATGTGAAGGAAGCTGCGCAGGCCTTTACGGAAGACGCAATCTCGACATTGGCCGAAATCATGAGGGGCGTCGAGCATCCGGCCGCCGCAAGAGTCGCCGCAGCCAATGCGCTCCTGGACCGCGGCCACGGCAAGCCAAAACAAGAGCTGGACGTCGAGGCGAACGTCGAGGCTCGCGTGTCGCGCATCGAACTTGTGCCGGTCTATGGCGACCGGGAGGATTGAACTACCCGCGAAGCTCGTTCCCGTGTTCGACGGGGCGGCGAGGTACCGTGGGGCGTACGGTGGACGAGGGAGCGCCAAGACGCGGTCATTCGCCAAGATGGCAGCGGCGCGCGGCCTGATGTGGGCCGAGGCGAATGAGCCCGGCGTGATCCTCGGCGGTCGGGAGTTCATGAACTCGCTAGACGACTCGTCCATGGCGGAGATCAAGTCCGCGATCGAGAGTGAGCCCTGGTTGGCTGCGGCCTACGATGTCGGCGAAACCTACATCCGTACGAAGTGTAGGCGCATCGAGTTCAAGTTCGTTGGATTGCGCACGAACGCGACGGGGCGCTCGCCGAGCCTGGACAGCATCAAGTCGAAGGCCCGCGTCAAGCTCTTGTGGGTGGACGAGGCCGAGCCGGTTTCGGAAACGGCTTGGGCCAAGGCGATCCCGTCAGTGCGTGAGCACGACTCCGAAATCTGGGTGACGTGGAACCCAGAACGCAAGACCTCGGCGACGCACAAGCGGTTTCGGGTCAATGCCCCCGATGGCGCCAAGATCGTCGAGATGAATTGGCGGGATAACCCGTGGTTCCCCGACGTTCTGAACGACGAACGGCTTGAGGATCTGTCGAAGCGCCCTGACTCTTACGATCACGTCTGGGAAGGCGACTTCAAGACCGTCACCGAGGGCGCTTACTTCACCCGCGAGATCGCGGCGATGAAGTCGGAGGGCAGGCTAGGGCGCGTCTCGGCTGATCCGCTGATGAGCCTGCGGGCCTTCTGGGACATCGGGGGGACCGGGGCCAAGGCCGACGCCTGCGCTATCTGGGTGGCGCAATTCGTGGGTCGAGAGATCCGCGTCCTGAACTACTACGAGGCTAAGGGCCAGCCGCTAAGCTCGCACGTCGAGTGGCTGAGGTCCAACGGCTACGGAAAGGCCCTGTGCGTCCTGCCGCACGACGGGGCTGCAAACGACAAGGTGTTCGACGTCTCTTACGAGTCCGCGCTGCAGGCAGCGGAGTTCGAGACCGTTGTGGTTCCGAACCAAGGCAAGGGCGCGGCGTCAAAGCGGATCGAGGCGGCCAGGCGCCTGTTCCCGTCCGTTTGGATGAACAAGGACACGACCGAGGGCGGTCTTGAGGCGCTGGCAGCTTACCACGAGCTGATAGACGAAAAGCGTGAGATTGGGCTTGGCCCCTCCCACGATTGGGCCTCACACGGGTCTGACGCCTTCGGCTTGATGTGCGTGGCGTACGAAGAGCCCAGGCCTAACCGCCGCAATGAGAGCATCCGGCCCCGCAACTTTGGGGTCGTCTAGCGTACTGCGTCCCGAAACTCCAACGCCGCCCCGCGGGCGACGGCGTAAGGCCCAGTCTGCGGGACGTTCAAAGCCGGATCGGGACGGCGCTTCGGCGCTTCATGGTTGGCCGGCAAAGGCTGGGAAGCCCGCACATTCCTACCGCACGAGGAAAACCGTTGAAAACCTACCACAGCCACAAGACCGTTCAGGCGGCAAAGATCGTCGCCGTGACGATCAATCCCGACGGGAGCGCCATTCTGTCGCTCCAAGGCGACAAGACGCAGACACATGAGACGGTAGACTCTTTCTGGGTCAGAAAGAATACCCCGCAGGGGAAAGGCCCATTCGAACTATGCGGCGGATATTTCGTCCGATACTCGGACGGCTACACCTCGTGGTCTCCGGCTCACGCCTTCGAGGAAGGCCACACTGAGCACAGCCTTGACCCAAAGGACGGCGCTCTGCCCGTCGCCGGCTACAAGCCGCAGACCGATGGCAAGGTGAAGCTCGTCAACGGCTTCAAGTACGACGAAGAACGAATCCTGCGCAAGCTTGATGAGCTGAAGGACCACGGCGGCATCGATCAGCGGTGGCTTGCGATCGGCCGCACGCAGCTTGAACAGGCTTTCATGGCGGTCAACCGCTCCGTGTTCAAACCTGGACGCGTAGAGCTGCCAGAAGACGCCAATACCCTTCCGCCCTCTGCGGCCTGACTTCCGAGGCGCACGCGCGCGCTGAGCGTGCCGCCATTCAAACCGCTCAGCGCTAGCACAAGGAACCGTTCAGATGGCCGTGACCGTCGCGAACTCGAAGCACTACGACAAGATGGCGAAGAAGGTCGAAAGCGACTCCCACATCGCCAAGGGCGGAAACAACGGCGATGAGGTCCAAGCGGCTGCGATGCCGCGCGGCATGACCTCGGGCCGCAATGGCGGGAAGGCTGATCGCAACATGACGCCGTCTCCGACGATCAAGGCAGAGAAGTATGGCCGGTAAGAAGCCGGCTGTCGGCAAGTCGTCGGTTCCCGGCAAGAAGGCCGGCCCGAACGGCTCATTCCCGATCGGCGACAAGAAGCACGCCCGGCTAGCCATCGGCGGCGCCACGCGCTCCGAGCGCGCCGGCAACATCTCCCCGTCCGAGGAAGCCAAGATCAAGGCCAAGGCTCGCGGCGTCCTCAGGAAGGGCCGCTAAGCCCACCTCACATCCCCTCCGCATGAAGCCGCCTTCGGGCGGTTTTTTCATGCGTGAAGCCCTCGAAAGGAAGGCTCACAATGTCCCGCGTTCTCCAACACCTCGCCGCCCGCGGCGTGCAATACGGCTCTGGCGCTTACGTCGCGTTCAGCGTTCAGGACAGCCTGACGGCCCACGCTGGCGGCGGCCAAGGGTCAGCGACTGCACTCCCCGCCCAGATCAACCGCATCACGACCGTGGCGACCGCTGGTGACTCTGTCATCCTGCCCGCCCAGGGCTCATTCCCTACGAGTGGCGGAGAAGGCCCACAGACCCCCGGCGGCCTCGAAGTGGTGGTCATCAACGCGGGAGCGAACGCGCTTGCCGTGTTCCCTGGTTCGGGGGAGACCATCAACGGCGGATCTGCCAACGCCTCGGTCAACGTGGCGGCCGGCGGGATCGCGACCTTCTACTGCCCGACCCCCGGCGCGTGGCAGACTGGCGCGGGCGCTGCGTCGATCCTCGGCACGCTGACCCTGACGGGCCTGTTCTACGAGTCGTCCTCGGACAATATCACGGCGTTTGCCGGCGGCGGCCAAGCTTCCGCTACGGCCATGACGACCGAGGTCAACCGTGTAACGACCGTCGCGACCGCGGGCGACTCCGTGAAGCTCCCGGCCTCGTCTCCGGGCCTGACGATCCTCGTCATCAACCACGGCGCCAACGCCATGCAGGTGTTCGGGGCTGGGACGGACCAGATCGATGATGTCGCCTCGGCTACGGGCGTTTCCCAAATGGCCAACTCCATGGTGCTGTATACCTGCACCACGGCCGGCAAGTGGTACACGGAGGGCCTTGCGACCGGATACGTCAACGGCCTGCAAACACTGAGCTTCAGCGCGGCTCTCACGGCTCACGCAGGTGGCGGTCAGGCCTCCGCGACCGCGCTTCCGAGCCTGATCAACCGAGTGGCCACCGTCGCGACACAGGGCGACTCCGTGGCCCTCCCGAGCGCCCAGCCCGGCCTTGCGATCATGGTCATCAACAAGGGCGCGAACCCGATGCAGGTGTTCGGCGCCGGGACCGACACCATCAACGGCATTGCGACCGCGACCGGCATTTCGCAGGGCATCAACACCAACGCGACCTATGTCTGCAACGTCGCCGGCAACTGGGAAGTCCCGCTTACCTCGCTTCAGAGCACGACCCCGCAGGCTGTCGCCGCCAGCGGCGCGCTCCCTCCGCACGTTGGCCACACCTACGTCGTCACCAAGGCCGGTGTCGCGGCTCTGACCCTTGCGGCCCCGACCGCCGGCACGGACGACGGCATCGAGATCACGATCACGTCGAACACCGCCAACGCCCATACGCTGACAGCCACGGGTCTGCTTCAGACCGGTTCGGCCTCGGTGAACGTGGCGACCTTCGCGGCCAACGCCGGCGCCGGGCTTACCCTGATGGCCTATCAGGGCAAGTGGAACGTCATGTCGTCGGTCGGCATCACCTTCTCGTAAGCCGATGCAGGCCGTCTCCGCGCCCGATATGTCGGGCATCGTCTGGTCCCTCTCCAGATACGACGAAAAGTTCGACTGGAAATACAAGCTGACCGGCGAGCGCAACGGCCTGCGCGCCTCTAGTGCCTTCTGGACGCTTCCTGATGGGGGAGGATTGCCCCTGTGGGAAGGACCACAACTGTCTCGCGCGGCAAATATGGTCGCAATGGGTCTGCAAAGGCTGAGTGAGCACTATGGCAGATCTTAGCGATGACGAGCTGATTAATCTAGTCTTTCAGGAACGAAGAAATTCCGTTGGACTAGATAATGATGCTGTGCTAACTGGTTCCAGCATCTACGCCCTAGACTACTACAAGGGCGAGATGCCGGACGTCCCCAACTACGAGGGACGTTCGTCTGCGGTGTCCACCGACGTCGCGGACGTGATCGAGACGGCCCTCCCTGACCTCGTGGAGATCTTCACGGGCGGCGAGGACGTTGCGAGCTTCCAGCCGATCGGTCCAGAGGACGAACAAGCCGCCGAGCAAGAGACCGACTACGTCAATCATGTGGTCATGGTCGAGAACGACGGGTTCAAGATCCTCTACGCTGCCTTCAAGGATGCCCTGACCGTCAAGCGGGGCATCTTCAAGTGGTGGTGGGAGGACGACGTCCAGCCCAACGACGAGACGTTCTTCTGCCCACAGGCTGATTTCGAAGCTCTCCAGCAAGCGAACCTGCTGGAGGACGACGAGACCGAGGTCGTGGACGTCGAGGAGTTCGACGGCGACGGCGTGCCCATGGTCAAGTTCACCAAGCGCAAGATGGTGGACACGGGCGGGGTTAAGATCGCGGCGTGTCCGCCGGAGGACTTCACCGTCGCGCGCGACACGGTCGAGCTTAAGGATACGACCTATTGCGCGTTCAGGTCCAGGCCCAGAGCCCAAGATCTGATCGAGCAGGGCTACGACCCTGAGCTTGTGTACGCTCTGCCGCCCTACGGCGCCCCGTCCTACGTCGACGCGATCCAGCAGGCCCGCGACACAGCCGGAGAGCAGACGCAACTCACCGCCGGCACCTGGGGCGATCTCCGCATCGTCGAGATCATCGAACACAACATCGCGGTCGTGAACGACGACGGCGAGCGGGAAATCTGGCGCGTCGTCACTGGCAACGATGAGCGGGTGCTCCTGCACAAGGAGAAGATCCAGCGGATTCAGTTCTCCGCCATCGTGCCGTTTCCACAGCCGCACAGGTTCTACGGCTTCTCCCTGGCTGACAAGACCATGGAGGGCCAGCGGGTCAAGACTGCCATTCAGCGTGCCTATCTGGACAGCCTGTATTTCGCGCTGAACCAGCGTTACGAGGTCGCCGACCAGTTCGCCAACGACTTCACGATCCAAGACCTTCTCCTGAACGAGCCGGGCGTCCCGGTTCGATCTAAGAACGGTAACGCGGTCCGCGCCATCACGGCCGGTGGCCTGAACATCGATCCCGCCGCTGCCCTGGAATACTTCTCCACGGTCATCGAGCAGCGGACTGGCATCGTCCGCAACGCCCAAGGGCTCAATCCCGACACTCTGCACGACACAGCCACCGGGGCCATGGCCCTGATGTCCAATGCGCAGAAGCGGCTTCGGATGATTGCCCGCATCTTCGCTGAGACGGGCGTCAAGGAGATGTTCCTGGGGGTCCACGCGCTCCTCCGCGAGCACATGAACAGCCAGCGCGTCGTTCGGCTCCGGGGTAATTGGGTCCCGATCGACCCGAGCCAGTGGGCCGAGCGCAACGACATGGTGATCGAGGTCGGCATCGGCTCCGGCGGAGCCATGCACGAGATGCAGATGGCGCAGGTCGCGTCTGGCCTGATCGAAAAGGCCCTCCAGGCGCCGGGCGGAACTGCGATCGTCACGCCGGAGAACGTCTACAACCTGCTCAAGCGGGCCATGACCAAGGGCCTGATGTACAAGGGCGTTGATCGCTACCTGACCGACCCGAAGGCCGCGCAGCAGGGGCCGCAACAGCCTCCGCCGCCAGATCCAGAGATGCTGAAGCTTCAGGCTCAGCAGCAGATGGACCAGCAGAAGTTACAAGCGCAGCAGGCGGCGGACGCGCAGAAGGCCCAATCCGACCAGCAAATGGCGGTCGCCAAGCTCCAACAGGACCGCGAACTGAAGATCATGGAGATGCAGCAGAACGCCCAGCTACAGCGGGAGCAGATGGCGGCCGATCTCCAGCTCAAGCGCGAAGAAATGCAGTTGGACTATCAGGCCAAGCTGGCGGGCGCTCGGGCCGGTTTCGAGGACATGGCCCAGGTCGGTCGAGAGCCGGGCGGTCAGATCGGCGGAGCGACGGCGTGAGCGACCACACGGTGTTTGATCGCGGCGCTGTCACGGTAGCGCTTGTCTCGACGTTCTCCGCTGGAGTCGCGTTGGGTGCCGCCATCCTTCGCGGGCTGCAAATGATTGGGTGGGAGCTGTGAGGGAGGGCTGCGCATGAGCGCCGAGGTGATCGAGTTCAGCCCCGGCGCGCTCGGAGAGGGTGCGAAGGTCGCCTGTGACAAAGTCCTGAGCGCCGCACTCGAAAAGCTCGACATCGTCGTGGTGGTTGGCCTCGATAAGGGCGGCGATCTCTACGTTGCCGGGTCTGATGGCTCCATGACCAGCGTGTTCCTGATGGAGCGCGCCAAGCTGATGCTCGTCCAGAACGAGGTGATCTGTTGAACCTCTGGCGCTGGCTG